TTTCTATGTAACTTACAATGTAATGGCTTTGGGCAATTAGATCCAACAAATCCTGACACGTATGATTTGCCATTCCAAGACTTTGATGTAAGTTCTGTGAAACGTGTTGAGGACTTGCCAGTATGGGAAAAAGGTTGTGACTCAAGTTACACTTGGGCAAAAAAGTTTAAAGACTTAATGGGCCAAGAAACTCCTACTGCTATGGCAAACAAGATTGTTGATTGTATTAAGAATGATAGTAATCCTGAAGGTAAGTTCTTACATCCTGTTAGTAAACAACATCAACACCTTTGTTTTACAGGTGGAGAACCTTTGATGGTAACAGGACAACAGGCAGTGGTAGGTATATACAATGAACTTAAAAGACAGAACAATTTGCCTGGTTCTATGACATTTGAAACTAACGGCACACAAAAATTAAGAGAGCCGTTCTTAGAATGGGCTAAGAGTATTGACACAGAAATATTTTTTAGTTGTAGTCCTAAACTGTTTACTGTATCAGGTGAAAAAACTGAAAAGGCAATCAAGCCCGAAATTGTTGCTGAATACTTAAAGGCATCTACAAAAGGACAACTTAAATTTGTAGTTGGCAGTTTACAACGTGAATGGGATGAGATGGAAGAAACAGTTGAAAAGTTTAGAAGTGCTGGTGTTGATTGGCCAGTATGGATTATGCCTACAGGAGCAAGATCAGAAGAACAAGAAGCAACTGCTGGTTCTGTAGCACAAAAGGCATTTCAAAGAGGATACAATGTTGCGGCAAGAGTACATGTATATCTATTTGGTAATGCTATAGGAACGTAATATGTGGAATTTTTTAACAAGTTGGTTTAAAAACAAACAAGAAGATAAAGGATACAATGATCCTTTTACTGAGATGGTAGAGATGAAAAGACAATATGAAAACGAACAACATGAAAAGGCAATGAAGGCTGAAATTAAAAAAGAAACCTTAGATGAAGAACTAAGGAGGAAAGGACTGATATGAAAGACATGTTAGACAAATTGCTTGGTAAAAAAGCAAAAAAAGACACTAAGAAACTAACTGCGGAAGAAGAACGTAGATCTGTCCTTGCAAAAGAAAAAGAAGAAGCTACAAAAAATAAAAAACCCTGGGTTGGTGTTTTAGACACAAAAGTAAATCCAGATGATATTAAAAACGGCTTTTTTGAACTAGACTGGAACAATGAATTTATTGAACAGTTGCTAGATGCAGGATATACAGGCGAAACAAATGAACAAATAGTAGATGCTTGGTTTAAAACTATAGCAAGGCAAATACTTGAAGATGAAGGATTAGATCCAGATAGAGGTGCTGGATTTATTGATACTAAAGGTATTGGTAAAGGAAAAGCAGAAGTTTCTTGACATCTTTACAAAAAGGCACTATAATATAATAAAAATGCAAAAGGCAAACAACATGACGTATATTTTGGTAGATACTGCAAATACTTTCTTTCGTGCAAGACATGTAGTACGTGGAGATCTTGATACAAAAGTTGGTATGGCGTTCCATATAACACTAGGTAGTATTAGAAAGGCATGGGCCGATTTTGAAGGTGCTCATGTAGTATTTTGTTTGGAAGGACGTAGTTGGCGTAAAGACTTTTATGAACCTTACAAAAGAAATAGAAGTGATGCCCGTGCGGCACAGACAGAATCTCAACAAGAAGAAGATAAAGTATTCTGGGAAATGTTTGATGAATGGAAAGAATTTGTAACTAATAAAACAAACTGTTCTGTTTTACATCATCCGCAACTAGAAGCTGATGATCTAATTGCTGGTTGGATACAGGCACACCCAAATGATAATCATGTTATCATATCAACAGATGGTGACTTTGCACAATTGATTGCTCCTAATGTAAAGCAATACAATGGTGTAAGTAACACAATTATTACACACGAAGGCTACTTTGACGATAAGAAAAAACAACCTATCATAGATAAAAAGACAGGCAAAGAAAAAGAGGCACCTAATCCAGAATTCATGCTATTTGAAAAATGCATGAGAGGTGATACAAGTGACAATGTGTTTAGTGCATATCCTGGCGTAAGAACAAAAGGCACTAGAAACAAAGTTGGACTTATAGAGGCTTTTGATGATAGGCAAACAAAAGGTTTTAATTGGAATAACCTTATGTTACAACGTTGGACTGACCACGAAGGTAATGAACATCGTGTTTTAGATGATTACAATAGAAACGTAACCTTGTGCGATCTTTCTGCACAACCTGGCAATATTAGAAGCATTATAAATGATGTTGTAGAAGAAGCTATGGAACCAAAGAAGGTATCACAAGTGGGATTACATTTAATGAAATTCTGTGCAAAACACGATATGCAAAGAATAGCAGATAACGTACAACAATATGCAGAGGCTTTGAATGCAAAATATGCCTGAAGGAGGAAGTATGACAATTAAAGCAAAACCTATACTAAAAAATAAATTTTGGATTATTGAATCCAACGGAGAAAGAATTGGTACTTTATCAAAACAAGAAGATAAAAGATTAATGTACAGTTGTGCAACAGGCACTGAATACTTTACAGATACAAAATCTTTCAATAGTTTTATCGGTGGTGTGAGCTGGGACAAGGCAAGTATCTCAGACGGTAGTAGTACAAAAGAGATACATGGATTTAACACATCTACATCGCCTTTTAATGTAATGTACAATGTACAAAAGAAACTGCCATTATTCACAAAGAGTAAAAAGAGCAAAAGTTTATATTGTGCAGGATACTATATTATTAAATTTGAAAAAGGTTGGGTAAGAAGTTTTTGTCCTAAACTAGTTACACTAGAAAAGTATCCTTACAAAGGACCTTTTAAAACAGAGTTTACAATGAGACAGGAGTTATCAAATGCAAACAAAAGAAGCAATTAATACAATTCCTATTCAAAAATTTGTGCAACAAGTAAAGGTTGCTGATGCAGGCAATCATAAAGAAATACGTATGCAGATTCAAGAAGCAAAGAATCTTATGTTTGCTTTAAGCACCGTATTAGCTAATCAGCAGGGTAGATTAGAACAATTAATAATAGATAACAAAGGTAATGCTGACGAAGTTGTTACAGTAACAATGGACGGCGGCACAGGTTGGAAATAAAACACTCTGTTATCCTCTAAAAAGAGATAAATATATGTGTAGTTAATTTAAAGGATTACACATATGAGTAGACCAAAACCAACAGTGATACTTGAAAACATTGACAAGGCGTCATATAAATGTGAGCAAGTTTTAAAGGCTGAAGCAATATGGGCCGTGTTTTATCAGGGTGTACCATTCAATTTAAAAACATCTAATGCCTTAACAAACTATCCAGGACCTAAGTATAAAAAGGTTTCATTTTCAAATCCAGGACATGCACATAACCTTGCAAAAAAACTAAACGATATGTTTAATTGCAAAGACTTTGAAGTATATAAGTTAACACAAGGTGAAGTGGTTACTGATGAATAATGAACTGGAAAGAGACATACACAAAGATCTTCCTTAAACAAGCCAACATTGCAATAAGCGAAGCAACACTGAAAGAGTATATGCCAGTATGGTGGCAGAATACAAGAGGTAAAAGTACAGGTGGATTGCGTCTTACAGATGACGGCTTTGATTTTCTTTTGGAAAAACTTGATCTACAAATGTACGAGATACCGTTTCCAAAAGACTTTACTATGACTACCCAAACAATTATATTTTTGGACCAATTTATCAATTGTCCATACTATATTACTCCTAGAAGCATATTTGTAACGGACGAAAAGAAGTCAATGGAACTGCATCTTTTCTCCGGAGATCTCCGCAAATACGGATTAGTAAAAGCAATAGAACGCCAAAAATAATCATATTTTGGCAAAAAAGAGGTTGACTTTTATCTAAGTGATGCTATACTGTATACATAGTTAGAAATAGGCACTGACTTAGAAAAAGGAGTACAACATGGAAAATATAGCACTTAGAACAGTTTCACCGAATGGCGCAAAAAGAAGCATTCGTAGGGCGTTCAAAAAACAAAGACCAATCTTTATTTGGGGACCTCCAGGTATTGGTAAATCAGAAGTAGTTCATCAAATTGGTGATGAATATAAAAAATCGTTAGTAAT